TCCAAAAGCAGCACCTAATTTTCCTAATAATGGACAAACATATGCAATACCTTCTCCTAAAGTTGCTGCACCACCTGCTACTGCTTTTATAGCAAATACAATTTTGCTTCCAGCAATAGCGGCAATTAAACCTTTTATTGCAGTAACTATTCCTTTTATCCAAGAAATACCTTTTTTGAATATAGTTATACCAGCAATTACTAATAATATATCTCTAATTTTTTCTATGTTTTGATAGCCTTCTTTTAGTTTCCAAGAAATATCCCCTGTTATAGGGTCAATCTCTTTTGTATATCCTAACCATTGCATTATACTATCTCTTATCTCTGTAGCTCTCATTTGAACTTTTTCCATCTTGCTTTCATAATCATCTAATGCATTAAGAATTGCAGGGTCTATTTTTCCAATTCCACCATTGCCACCAGAACCTTTACTTTCTGTTGGAGTATTTATAACATTTAAAACATCAAATCCCATTAATGTTTTCTTTAATTCTTTTGCTTTTTTACTTGCACTGCCAAGATTACTAGAAACCCCACCTGTGCTACTTTCAACCGATTCAAATATATCTGTTATGTTTGAGTCATCTCCAACATACCCTGTAAATATGGCTAACATTTTTATTAACTCTTTTATTACCATTACAAAAGCATTAATATATGGTAATACTTTTCCAACTGTTCCCATAAATACATTACCAATCCAAATTCCAACTTCTTGAATTTGTGCTTTTAAAACTTTCATTTGATTAGCTGGTTGTTCTATTGTACGAGCAAGATCTCCCATTGCACCAGTTCTGCCTAATTGCTCCATTAATACAATTATTCTCAATATTCTTTTTTCCATTTGATTTAATTGATTAACAGACCTATCAATTCCCAATTCTTGAGCTTTAGCACCTATTGTTGTATCAGATACATCATATCCCGAATCTGTTCTTATAGGTCTAATACTTCCAACTAATGCTGATTGAAATTTATTCATTGCATCTTCTTGTCCTACATTGAACATAGAAGAATAATCAAGTGCCATTTTTACCAAGCTTTCAGATATTCTTTCAGATTCAATATCTGTAAAATTACCTAATCCAGATATTATATTTTTATATGTAGATTGATAATCCATAAGTTCGGCTTTTGCTATTCCAATTGCTTCTGATATTTGATTCACAAATCTAACTGCTTGAGGTTTACCGCTTCCCATTGCCATATTAAATTTATTCTGTGTTTCTATATAATCAACTGCAGAATTATAAACATTTGCTAAAGCTACTCTTAATCTTTTAGTTAAATTCCAATATAGATACAATTTATTAACATCGAACATTGAACTTAATCTTTCTTTAAGCCCACCTGTTGTTTTCATAGTTTGAGAAAAACTTTTACTTATTTCATTTCCTGCATTATCTGTAACTACTTTTAATTTATTTACTTGAGTAGCAGTTTCTTGCACCATTGTAGTTACATTACTTATATTCCCTAATTTATCAACTTTAGTTATTATACTAGTTATAGCTCCATCAAATTGAACAGCTGATTTAGTTATTCTATTAAATTCATCTACTGCTTGAGATAAGGTTGCTTTTAACTTAATATCTAATTGTTCATCATTCCTATTTCTTTCATACTCCTTTCTTTCCTATTTTCGACCAGTAATTTACATTCTTTCTATATGAAATATCTTTACTTTCTTTTTTAATTTCATATTCAATAATATAATTACTTTCAAACTCTTCTAATGGTTTTTCGAAGTATGTATTGTTTATACTACTTTTAGTTGAAAAAGCATTTCCAAGCACTGTTCCTACAGCTTTATATACATATAAACCAACAAGCCACGATTGATAGTTAATTTCATCAAGTTCTTTTTCGTGTTTCTTGATATAACTACTTAACAATCGTGGCTCTTCATTCCAAAACTCTTTCACTGTCATACCACATTGCAAAGCATATGGTAGCAACTCATCATAAAAACTATCTAATAATTCTTGTGTTGTCTTTACTATTATGCTACTTTGATTCCCCTTATTATCTATTTGTTTTCTGTTTCTTGGTTTGAGGTATCTTTCGCATTCATAAAAACCGATGAAATTCCAATTGTTAATTTTGCAATTAATTCATCGTATCCGTTTTCTTCAACTTCAATATTATATAATTCTTCTATAGTTTCTTTATCTTCTATCTCTGTTAATATCATTCCTATTTCGATTAATTCATCATAGTTGAATACTTCGTCTCTTTGATTAGATTTTTTGCTTAGATATTTTATAGTATCTGGACTTAATATCGACATATCAATTTCTTGTCCTTGAGATGCTTGCATTTGGATTTTTGTAATTTCTTCTATAATGTGCCTATCAGCATCATCAAAATCAATACCATAAGCTAATTTATTTCTAAACTTTGTTAGTTGATATGATTTTTTGAAATTTATTTTTAATTCAAATTCTTTATTTCCTATTATAATTTTTCTATTATCCATAATATAATTTCTCCCTTATTCTTTTATATTTTTTAATCAAGTTCCATATTTAAAAATACATCAACTTCTTTTTAAGAAAGTCTCGCATAAATACGAGACTATTTTACAATTACTAAAATATGTGTTACACCATCAGCGCAATCAGTCTTTTTAGCTGTTAGTTTTATTATTGCACTTCCAGCTTTTACCCCTGTTATTGTTGCAATTCCATCTGCTACATTTACAGTTGCAACACCTTCTGTATCAGATACAGCTGTTACTGTAGCATCAGCAGGGTCAGTCTCAACATTTACTTTTGCAGTTCCAGTTCCTTCAACATTTACAACTGCATCTATAGCAGATGTAAATGTTACACTCTCTTGAATTAAATCTACAACATTTATTATAGGTAATTCTTCTGCTTTTGTAACTGTTATAACTGCTTTACCTGTTAAATTTCCACCTATAGAAACTTCATCTTGGTATGTATCAACTATACCTTGGAATTTGTGTCCAGTTCCATCTGGATTAACTTGTAAAAAGTCTAAAGTCTTTTTATAATCTTGTCTTAATATTTCAAAATTATCTCTATGTGCCATATAAGTACATTCTTTTTGTCCAGGGTCTTTTCTTCCTGCAGTTGCAGTTTTCACTCTTGCAGTTGTAACAGTAGTATCTATTGTTTCTGGTGCAGAACCTGTTGCTGGTATATTAGTTAATGCTAACCATAAATGGTATTTAGACTCTCCACCTCTTTTTACAAATAATGCTGATGCAATATCTGATATTGCTCTATTATCTGGTATATCTTTTACTAAATAATTCCTTACATTTTCCTCCTATATTAAAATATTTTTATTTGATATTATTTTTTTAGTATATTTGATTGTTAATCTATATATAGAATCATCTAAATTTGGTGTTGGTTTGCAAAATATTCTTTGCATTCTATATTTTTTTATCATAATATCATCAACCAAATTTGCCAATTCTCTTGCTATATTAACATTTGATATTGTTGTATTCTCTATAGCTTTATCTTCCGCATAAATATCTACAGTAAATAAAATTTTATCTGTAAACTCATTAAAGTTTGTACTAATTAATTCATTAACATTGTCATCTTCAGTTACAACAACTAAAGGGAATTTATCCGATTCTTTAAGTGCTTTGTTCCTAACTCTTGGAGAATATTTACTCTTTTCTGCAATGTATTCTTTTATATCTTTATAAACTTTGTTAGAAAGATTTATGTTCCTTTTATTATTCCCCTTTCCTTAAGAACTCGTTTTGTTATTTCCATATAATTAGCTTTTAAATCTAACCAGGCTCTATACATAAATTGATGTGCTTCTTCTCCTTGTGTCCAATAAAAATTGCCATCACTTGCTTTATATACCCATCCCTTTTCGCCATGCTCATTTATATCATAATTCCATCCAAATTCATTTGATGTAGGATGTGGATTGCTCTTTGCAGTAACTCCTGTTCCAAATTCAACATACTTTGCATAAGCTAGATTGGTATATACTCTTACAAGATCTCCAACAATTTTACTTATCAAAATACTATCTTTTAATGAATTAGTTGGTGTATAAACACCTTTTCCTACTGTTTCAGAAATATAATATTTCACTCTTTGTTGTGTATATTCAGCCAAAGCTTCTAATATATATTTTTTAGAATTTTCTAATTCTCTTTGATAGTCTTTTAAATTTTTTATTAGTTCATTAATACTATTATGCGATAGATTAAATTCAAAACTAAATTTGTTCGCCATCTATATCTACTATTTCCTTGTTTTCTTTTTTCTTTGGCTTTGTTTCTTTCTTATTTTCATTTATTATATTCCATCCTGCTGATTTATAATCAGAGATGATATTATCTGGTATTTCTTTAACTACTCCATCTTTTTCTACTTTCATAACTTCCCCCTATTTTTTAGATTTAACTTCTATAATCATATCTTCATCGCTAAAACTTATTAATGGTTCTTTACCACTAACTATTAATGCTCTAATATTTTCTATTATCATTTTTTCTAAATCGTTCTGAGGTCTCAGAGATATAGTTTGAAAGTTTCTTATAACTTTTGCAGTCATCTTCTACCTCCATATTATTTTAGATTTTTTCAAAATATATTAAAATTGCAGTGTTCTGTGGTCTTACACTTTTTATTTTATAATTGGCTTTTCTTCCATAGGTACCTTCAATTTCATCTATAGGCTTTATCCCTTCAAGATAAGCAACATCGCCTTCTTTGAATTTACCATTATATTTTTCTAATGATATTATCGTTTTATACATTTTAGAAACTTTTTCTCCATACAATGCTATATCTGTATTTCCACTAGCAGGCTGAACATTAAAAGAATAAAATTCTGGTTTATTATAAAAATTCACTTCATTTCCATAATCATCTTCTATGGTATCTTTTAAATTTGCTATATAGCATCCTTTATTCCAATTCGAAAAGATATTATTGATTATCAATATTATCCCTCCTTTTAGGAATACCTGCATAAGGAATTAATTCATCCATTAAAGATTCTGGAAGCGGTCCATCGTTTTCTCTAGTCCAACTCAAACCATTTTCCGAATAAGCTTTAACACCAATATTTTCTTCCCACTTATACAGTTCAACACATGCCCTTATCTGCCAATTATAATATTTTTTAGGTAATTGTATTCCTTCATAATCATCTAAAAAAGGATATAATGTAGACAATGCAATATTTTGACTATCCTCTAATAGATTTAATAATTTTGCATTATATTTGTCATTGTCTGCAAATTTATTAGCATCATAAGGAATTTTTTCTTTTAGTTTTTTTAATTGTGCATTCTCTTCCATCATATCCTCCTTACATTATTTTTAGTTAACTTTTGATATAATTCTTGCTAGTGGTATGAATTTATCATTTACATATGTTTTTGATTCTTCATCTCCATCATTTACTATTTCCCAGTTAGCACCATTTGCAAGTTCTTCAGTAGTTGGACTTAAAGATGCCATACTAGCTTTTGTAAATGATATGTATTTAGGTGCATATAGTTTTCTTTGTCTTACATATAAAGTATCTTCTCCACCATTTGTTTTAGGGTCTCTATCCATCTCGTTTGGTACTTTAGCACCACAATCTGCATATTCTATAAACCCTTTTCCTAAAACATATGTTATATATTTGTCTCCATCTTCAGCTGTTTCTATAGGACAATCGTCATCAACAATAACCATTCTTCCGTTCCAAGTACCTATTTCTAAATCTCTTTGGATTCCGTTAGCATCTGTATATGTTAAATAAGTTATTAATTGTAATGTTTCTAATTCAGTTGCTACATCAGAATGCATTATAGTCATATTAAATATAGCTTTTCTATCTCCACTTGCTTTTGTTATTGCTTTGTTTAATGTTCCAGCTTGAACTGAACCATTTCCCTCTGCAGAAACATCATATGTATGTTTATCAACGAATTTTAATCCAGCTTCATCTTTCATTGCAAATATACCAGCCAAAATTGCAAGTATATCATCTTGGTCTACACCATCGAAATATTCTGCAACTTCTCCTGCCATAGCTTGTAATGGTAAAAACTCTTCTCCAGATATATCTGTTGAGAAATCTTTTTCAGTCCAAGCTTTTGCTCTACCTACAACTACTTTTCCTTGTTCAAATGTTTTTCTAGATGTAGCTTCTATGTCAGTTTTTCCATCATAGTTTACAACTGCACCATCTAAATTTCCTTTGATTGGTTCTATAATGTAATTTCCCCCTACACCATCTTTTAATCTAGAAGCTAAATTACTATTAACTACTAAAACTCCTGATTTTTTAAACATATTTAATTTTTCTGATGGTAATTTATCTAAATATTTTTGGAATACTGATGGATTCCATGTCTTTGCATCAAATTTTGCCCTTGTTCATTCCTCCTATTAATTTTTATTATAATTTTGCAAATTCTTCTGGATTCTTTTCTGCAAATTCAGCTTGTTCCTTTGCGCTTAATTTGCTAAAGCTTTCCCAAGTCATTGCTTTTGAATTTGGTGGTATATTACTAGGATTTGGTTTTAAATCCAAGTTTGCCAATTCTTCTCTAGTTTGTTTCGCAGTTACTTCTTTTATATTGTTAAACTGATTAGCAAACAATGTAGCACTATCAATAGTCGCTTGTTCATCTTCTTTTACAATAGAAGCAACTAATTTGTCGGCTTCTTCTTCTCCTACCCCTGCACCAACAAGAATAGATTTTGCTTTTATACTATTTTGTAGTATATCTGCTTGAGCCATTTTTTTATTTAGTTCTTGCTCTTTTAATTGTAATTGTTCTTCTTTAGATAAGTTTGCTCTTTCAATTTCTTCTACTTTTGTTTTATAACCTAATAATTCTGTTTTTTCAGTTGTTAAGTTATTAACTTGTCCTTGTAAAGTTGTAACTTGCTCATTTAAGTTTTTTTGCTCTGTATGAAATTTATTTAATACAGCACTTATTTGTTCTTCAGTTGCATTTTCTCCTAATAACTTTCTCACTTCTTCTCTATTCATTTCTTCCCCCTTACAGTTCCTTATACGGCGAACCTACCATTAGAGTTTGAATTTTTCGCTTTTTAAAGCTGGTTGCGGATGACAGAATTGAACTGCCGACTTTGGCTAAGGAGACCAACGAGATACCTTTTCTCCAATCCGCTATATAACTAGCCTCATATTATTCTGGTATGTAGTAAAAAACTTACTACATACTCAGAATATATTTGAGTATAAAAAAGGAGTGATTTATATAAAAAACTATGTTTTTATATGCCTTATTGGTTTTGTATGTTCAATTCATTTAGTTGTTTAATTTTGTTATTCTGTGTTTGTGTTATTTGATTATTATTTAATTGTTCTTGCTTTTCTTCTTTTTCTTTTTTCATAGCTTGAGCTACTGCATTACTGTCGCCAAATAAATTTATGATTGGTACTGCATAATCTATTGGAACACCTGATGTTAATAAATTCATTAATCCTTGTGTTTTTACTAATAAATTATCAGACATATCTCTATTCATCTTGCTATCTATATCACTTGCTTTTAATGTTTTTATATTACTTTTTTCGTTAGCTTTGCATATCTTTAAAATTACTTTTAATGCATTAAAATCACACATTTTAAACATTGTTTCATCGGTTTTTGCTCTAATTCCAGAACTTGTGAATCCTTGTCCTGTCATTTTCGCTTTTCCTGTATCTCCAGATGTTACAGAGCCATTATCTGTTGCCATTGGAATACCTAGAATTTGATGTAAACTTGTTAATAGTCTTGTATAAAAGACTTGTGTGTCTGTAGCATTTAATCTATTTTGCAGTAAATCCACACTAGCTTTTCTGTTTTCTGTAGATTTAATGTTTACTGCACCTAGCTTTCTAATTTCAGTTATTCCCTCTTCATCAACTTTTGCATTTGTGAAAACCATAATTGCATTTACGAATTGTTCCATATCATCAAAATCTAAAGATTCTAATTGATTTATTCCATCAAATAAATCTTTTCCAATCTCAATTAATGAAATTCTATCTCGATTCACATAGTATTCAGTAATTAAATGCTCGTTTAGAATTATAGGGTCAATTTTTCTGTTCCAAACCACTTCGCCATTTATGTAATCACAAACTAATTTTTTATTTCTCAAATATATATTTATTTGAGGATAATAAATTTTTTGTTCTTCTCCATCAAGTAAAATTACCTTTTCCATATAATTTATAATTACACTAAATAATTGTTTATGAGTCATATCGGCAGAGTAGATAACTTCGCAACTATCTCTGTCAATATTTAAGATTTCAAACGGAGCTTCGTCATCATCTGTAATCTTATTTGGTGCTGTATATCTAAAACCTCTACCAGTTACCAATATATCTTCATAGATTAATTGGTCTTTCGACTCTTTATTTTCAAACCTTGAATATTTATTCAAGACTTCAATTTCATCACTTGATGATTCGTTTAACATTACATATTGAATTGGATTTCCTAACTGCCAAGCTTTTTTAAAATCAACTATTGCATAAGCCCAATTCTCTACTTTTTTATTATTTATTTCTGGTCTAGTTGTTTTTATTTTTTCGTAAATATCCTGATCTCCAAGATAATAATCCCATAGATATTGGATTCGTTTTCTGTTTTCTTCGTGAATATCTACTATTATTGGTATGTACTGACTTAATATTTTCTTCAATTTGTCATTACTCAAACTTAAAAGAGAATTTTCAGTTTGATTGATATATATTGTCTGTCTACCATACTTGTTTCTATTCCCTTGATAAGAACTCACAGCAACTCCTCCATTTCCTAACATCTATCAATTTCATTGTAGGGCCTCTTTTTAATATTTAAAAGAGAAATCGCTTAATTGTAATTCTAGAAATGAAAATGTAATTTTTCTGTTATTTTTGAAATAAAAAAATAGCCTATTCTTGATTTTTTCAAGAATAAGCTATCAATCATTCTTATTAAATTATATTTTTATACATTCTGTTATTAATATGCCTTTTAATATTTCTTCATTTTCGCATTTTAATAAATCACATTTACTTTCATCATTCTCTATATATAGTTCTTTAACTATATATTCTTTATTTCTGTAAAGCACTTTATCACTTACATGTATTCCATTCCATTTCCTCATTTTTTCTTTTTCTCCTGTTCTTTTTTCCTTATTTTATCATTTGTAAAGTAAATAATTTGTCGAAATTTGTTGTAATTTTTATATTTTTTATCACTTTCTTACTGCAACTAACAATTCATTTGTTTTAACAGTTATTTCATTGTAGTTATAAATATACTTTTGTCCGAGGCCTATATACTTTGTATCTCATATTTTCTAGTTTTGTCTTTGCTAATGCTAAAAAATTATACATTTCTTGTTCACTTAAATTGTATTCAACTCTTAACTCATAAAAAGTATAAATAATTAATTCTCTGTTTTTTTCTATCTTATTTTCAATGCTCTTATCTATATCTTTTAATGTCATATATATACTCTCCTATTTTTAACCTCTGAAAATTTATACTATAATAACACAAAAGCAGATAATAATCAATTATCTGCTTTATAAATTGTAATTTATAACAATAATTTATTTCTTTTTTAATAATTCGTGTGTTGCATTATTTTCACTAAATTTTATCTCAATAGCTCCACCTTTTGTATCTAATTTTTTTACTTTTTCTAAATCAGTTTCATTATTACTTATTACAGTAACTACTATATTATTTGTATCATCTCTTAAAGCTGATGATATTACAAATGTTAACTCTTTATTTTTCATAGCTTTACTAATTTTTGCTTGTAATTCTTCTAAATAATTATATGAATATTTTGCTATTTTAAAAATAGTTTTACTTTCTGTAATTTCTAAAATATCACATATTTCTTTTCTGTTAGTTTTATTATCTTCGCAAAGCAATATTACATTATTACCATTACTATCAACATATTTTCCTGCATAATAATCTGGATATTCTGTATTTGAATTTGTATTTGGCATTTCTTTTACATTAGCATCTTCATCTTCTATTGGTAAAGATATTTCATTATTATCTATTATTTCATTTCTTGATGCTTCTTTATCACTTTGTAAATCTTCTAAGCCTGCATAAGGTGTATCCTGATTAAATATATTACTATTTATTATAACTACACCACAAATAATAAACATAGCACAACTAGATAATACACCATATAATATTTTTTTATTTTTTTCTTTATTCATACTAATCTCCTCTCTGATGGCAGATATAGCAATCTTTTCTTTTACATTCTTTTGTATTTTATTTTTTAAGTTATTAATTTCCATAACTATAACCTCCATCTTCTAAAAATTTTTTAACTTTCTTTCTAACTCTATGAAGAATTATTTTTACCTTACCTTCGGAAAACTTTAATATTTTTGCAATTTCTTTTATTGATTTTGATTCGTAATAAAACATTATAAATGTTTTATATTCTTCTTTATTTAGTGTCTTTAATCCATCTTTGATTATTTTGTTCTGTTCATTTTCTTCTGCTATTTTTTCAAGATTTATTTTATCAATTAGCTCTTCTTCATAATCTGATATTGAAAAATTAAACTCTGTTTTTCTATATTTGTTTTTTATTGTATTTTTTGCAATTCCAGTTAAGTATGCTTTTAAGTTTGTAATATTTGATATTTTATCACGATTCTTCCATATAGCAACAAATACATCAGATATTATTTCTTCTATATCTTCATCTGTTATATATATGCTTATTGAGTTTTTCACAATTATATAAACATAGCCATAGAAATCATCTATTAAACGGTCTATATCAATTCTTCCATTTACTAAATAATCCTTCATTATTTCATTATTTTTCACTTTAGAGCTCCTTCGTTCATTTTTAAGATATCTTTCATATACATAGTAACATTTTTTCAAAAAAAGTTACAAATTTTATGAAATTCTTGTAAAAAAATAGATTAGTTCATATTTCAAACTAATCTACAAATTACTATTTGCAGAAATAATATCATAAATATTAAATATTATCAACTTTTAAAAATTTCTTTTCATTGGCTCTGCTTTCTGCGGAATTGCATTTTCTAAAATTATTTGGTCTCCAAATAAAGCAAGACTGTCTGGCATATCATCATGTCTGTTTGGAAAATCAAAAGAATATGAATTTAATTGCTCCATTGCTTTTCCCATATCTGTATTCTTTCCAAATTTATTTCTGTTAGGAAATATAATTTTATCAATTATTAAATCTTTCATAGCATTAATTCTTATTTCTTTGTTAGTTACTGAATATTTCTCATAAATAACACATCCATAATACCCTTTTTGTATTAATTTTTCTTCTAAAACTTCTTTTAATGATGTATCTGTGTTATTTTCTACCACTAATGCAATTATCTTATTATCTATAATTTTATCAACAATATCATCATACAAATACTTAACAGATGTCTTACTAAACAATATATCTGTTAAATAATATTTTCCATTATCATCTTTCTTAAATATTGGCATAGATAAAAAGTCATTTCCTTTTCTTGAAGGGTCTAATGATGCATATGAATATTCATTGTCGAATTTTGGCAGAAAATCGTATTTTTTTAGTTTCTCATAATCAAAGACCATTCCCTCTGGCGATGTTGGTCTTTGTTGGAAGTTTGTTTCCCACAAGTATCTATCCATTGTTTCTCGTTCTTTGTGTAATTCTTCTGTAGTTTTAATTTTAGGACAAGTGCTTTCATCTGTTTCGTAGTCTAAAGCTGGTACTTGAATAATTACTCTCTTTCCATCTTTACTTATTCTGCAATATTTATGATTAGGGTCAGGAACAAATTCACTTTCTCTTTCCCACAATGTTATTAGCATAGTTAAAAAATCTGTGGCACTCCACATTGTTCCTGTAACAACTACTTGTGCCTTTTTATTTTGAACATATCTCTTTCTCCATACAGTTACAAACTTATTATAATATTCTTTATTTAAATTTTGATTTTGTGCTTCTTTAGGGTCTGCATACAAGTCATCTATATTTATACTTAAACTAGCTCTTATACCTACAACATTAGTTCTTGTACTCATTGCATAATAAGATGCTAACATTTTGCATTGTTTTAATTTCCATTCCCCATCAGTCTCTTTTAAGAAAAAATCTTTATCTTCTTTATTCCATCGCATATGAGTAAATACATTACCATATCTAGGATTCTTAATTATATCTATTACTGACCTACTTTGACCTTTAATTAAATCATCATTAGAACATAAAGCTAAAAAAGTACCTTCACTTTCTACACCTAATCTAAAGGCCTCATAGAATCTAACCATACGAGATTTTCCATATCCAGAAGGTAAATTTGCTATTATTCCTTCAAAAGACCTATCAAAACACATTCTATTAAGATAATGACAGTATCCCTCTAAAATTTCATATCTATCTTCTAATAATTTCTCGTTTTCATACCATTCATAATAAATTATAAAGTGTTCTAAAGAAACTCTTCCTGCTATTCTATATGCATTTTCTAGATGGTCATGATAAGCAATCATTCTTTCTTTTGATGTTTCAATCTCTATAAGTAAATTAATTAATTTTATATAGTTCTTTATTGCAATTTTGCCACATTCTTTTGCATTTAATTCAGTATATATATCAAATAAACCTTTAAGGTCATTCATTAATATATAGATTTCTCCCATTTTCAAAGGTTTCTTTACATATTTGTTAGAAAAATTATTGTTTATTACTTCAAAAATATTATCAATTGTCGCTCTTATCTCTTTTTCATTGTAGGTTTCATTATTCCTTAACTAATTCCCCCTCTATTATCTGTTTTTTCTCTTTAAAACCTTTTAATTCTTGTAATCTTCTATTTATATCCCCTAAATCGACACCCTCATTATGAATATGAATCGCTGGCATCTCTTTTTCAACTCTCTCTTGCTCACTTTTCATTCTATATACTGTGCTTCTCTCTTTAATATATCCCAGTTGTGCAAGAGTTAAATTACTATCAAAGCATCCATCTTCTATTTTCTCAACTACTATTCGCATATCTTCATCAACACTTTGCTTGTATTGCTTAAAAGTGCTTAATCTAATTCCTGCAAAATTGCAAAAATTACTTAAGCTAGGTACTATTACACCTATCTTTGCACTAATTTTTCCTACCATTTCTTCATATAATTGCCAAACTATACCTAATTTTTCCGCACTGTATTTTGGCTCTACATTTACTAAAGGATTTATACTTTGAAAAAAATATTTTTGTATTACTATTGGATTCGTATTAGGTACATCATAAGCCACACCATCTTTATTATATTTTTTAGACTTATTCTCGTCAAAAAACTTTATTAATTTATCTTCTATTTCTTTTCTCTTTTCTTCTACAGCTTTTTCTAAACCACCTAGCACATCTTCTACATATTCTTTTTCTAATATTCTTACAGCCTGTTTATTCTCAACTCTTACTTGTTCGTTATATTCTTTTAAACCCCTTTCGCAAGATCTCCTTTCTTTTTTATCTCTTCTCTTTATTTTTATCTTAACAGAAAAAAATTTATTGTCAAGTTATAACAAAAGAGCTGCATTGTTTCTTTTCAATACAACTCTTTATTTTTAGTATTTTATAGATTTAAGTAATTTTGTCATTAACTTACTCTCTTTTACCCAATCACTCTCATCCCACATTTTAATTAATTTCTTATAACTAGAAGTGTATACTATCTTAGTATATTCATCTATTAAATTATCTATTTCATTTATAACATCTCTAAATTTATGTTTTTCTTTATCTTTTAATGTAAATTCATTTATTCCATTACAATATTCCATAGTTGTTGAAATTGTAGAGCCATATTCTCCTATTTTTGATAAATTAAAAGGATTTGGCTTACTAAAAAAGTAATTATTTCCAACACTTATCATATATAATGAATCATCTTCGAAAAAATTATTCATCGAGCTTGAAATAAAGTATGATTTTTTATATTTGTCAAAACCTTTATAAAAAGCATAATCAACTTTTAAAGGCTCTGGATAATCATCTTTCATCATTCTTCTTCCATGGTTAGAAAATTCAATATTTATATATAAAATGTTATCTTCTCCTATCTGACTTATTTTTAATGTTTCATTAGGATTATATAAATCTTTTAAAGGAAATATCTTATACTCTTTTTTAGGTACTATATCTTCAAAAATTGATAGTCTTACATTATATATTTCATCTTCGCATTTATAAACTCTCTCTTGTTTTTCTTTTATTGTATTGTTAATATTTCTTATTTGTTTCCCATTAGCTGAATTTAAAATCATATCAAATATATCTTCATCAGTCTTTCCAAACCTTTTAATGTATTGAACAACCTCTTTTTTAGTTTTTTCTTTTTCATATAACAATACTTCTATAATTTGGTCTTTTTTATCTTCGCTTTTTAGGCTTTTTTCTTCAAAGAAAGAATTTATAATATCTATGCATAATTCTTTACATTGTTTTTTAGATGTCTTAGATATATATGATTTCAAACTATTTCTTTCTTCATTTAATTCCTTATCTTTAACAATCAAATTGTCTTTTTCTTTAAACTCTTGAATTTCTTTTAATTCTTTAAACAAATCAGGTTCGTAATTTTCAAAAATCTTCTTTGCTAGTATGTAATTTAACTTACTAAAACCATAATTAGTATATCTTTTTATATTTTCAATATCTGTTTTTATATATTTTCTATATTCAGTGCTTAAACTCCCATTATTTGAAGCTAATGAAATACTATTTAACTGATTAAATCCAAAAGAAGTTACTAAATATTTATTAATATATTCTAGTTCTAATTCTGTTCTTTTCTCTTCATCTTCACATTCTTCTAAAATAACCATATGAATATCTTTCAATTCACATTCTTTATCTACTAAATATTTAAAAATCTTACAACTTTTATAATATCCCTCAAAATACCCATTAATTATAGCTGAAAGATAATAATCATTATATAAACGATTAAGTGCAAATATCTCTTTCATATGTTCTTTGTGTCTATCTTGAAAATTTTGAGTCTTTCCTATATAAAAAGGAATTATTTTATCATCATTAAAATTGTCAACATATATCATATATATGCCACCAGTTCTAAAACTTGTTTTTGATGTAATTTCTTTTTTATCTTTAATTAGATTAATTATTATTTCTTTTAAATTATTAAATTCGTTTTTTATCATATTTTCTCCACATATATCTTCACTTATAAAGTTCGTTTGTTAATTGTTGAAACTGCATTCATTACATCTAATATTGAATCTAGATGAATCCCACCACCAATTCTATTATTAATAAATTCTCTTGGTGTTTCTTTAACTAATTTTTCTTCTAGTTTATCAATTTTATCTCTATTTTCTTCATAAAATACTAAAATTCTTGTTGTATCCAATGCTCCAAATGAATCTATCCCAATAACAGAATTTTCTGCTTTTCCAAATAGTATTCTATCAAACTCTGGTTTCTTTTTCCAATGTCTCAATATTCTTTCTCTTAAATCTCTTGTTGTTTGTCCTATATACATTTGTTTGTATTTTTCTTGCAACAATATGTATATGCCTTTTTTTCCTTTACATTCTTTTAAATCTGTAATTTCAAGCATTTTATATTTTTTTATAATTTTATCAACTATTTTGTTGTATTCTTTTACATCTAATTTATTATAAAAAGCCATACTCATATCATAATTTTTTAAGCATTCTTCATACTGTTTTTTACAGTATTCTTCTGATAGAACTAATTCATTATCTACTTTATCAAATTTTAATCCGAGGCATTAAAAAAGCTGTATAAAAACTATCAAATTTTATTGTTTTCTTCTGTTCTTCCCATTTTTCCCAATTTTCTAAAATCTCATTTTGTGCAGGAACTTTAGTATAACTTTTCTTATCTATTTTACAATAATTATCTCTATCTAAGTATATTCTAATTTTTCTTTTATCTATCCAAGTACCAAAGTGATATACAAAATTAGGGTCATATACTTTTTCAAAATCACTCTTATTCAAACTTTTTCTCCTTTTTAAACATTTTGTAAGCCATTATAACAATAATAATTCCATTTATCAGTTTTTTCAACATGTGTATAATATAAATTTTTCACATCACTAGGTGCATCTTCTACCATACCACTATATATTTCTATATCATCTAAAAATACTCTTATATCTAGTAATCTACTTGTTCCTATTGGTAGATATGTCTTGTCTAATTCATCATATTTCATTAAAATATCTCACTTTCAAATTGTAATTTGTTATTTAGATTTCTTTTTCATAATTTTTAGTATTACGAAGCAAATTATAGATATTGATAATGAAACAATCCCTACTAACCACATATTTAGTGTATTAGTTAAAACTAAAATTGCACTTAATATAAAAATTGTAAAAAATGCTACACATATTGTATATAATATTTTTTCTAAATTCATAATTCTTCCTCCATTTAAAATTGTAATTTATTCAACATTATTAAATATTTCAAATCCTAATATTTCAACAACAATTCCTTTATCATAATTTTTTATTTTTCCTTCTGCTTCCATTTCTTCTATTGAAATTAATCTACTAACCTTTGAAACCTTATATAATAATGCTTGATATTCTACTGTTCCACCATCATTTAAATATCTAGTTCTTGGAAATAATAAAATTAATAAAATTGCAACTGCTATACATATTATTAAAATTTTCTTTTTCATATATCATTTATTCTCCTTTTTATCTTAATTATTCAACAACTAATTTAACCCCATAATACACTTTACCTTGTGAATAATTTGCAATTATTTCTAGTACATATTCTCCTTTTTTCAAGTTTCCTAACATTATATTTTCATTATCAAAAGATACTTTTTTTATTTTTTCAGTCTTATTAATGTTATAAATATTAACACTTGAAATGGTTGCATTAGTAGATTCTATTTTTATTATTGATTCTCTGTATTTTAATATGTTATCATCAGAATATTTAATGTGGCTCGGATGTGCAGAATCTGCCATTATAACTTCTTCTTTCCCATCCTTAATTATCTTCCAACTATGAGTTCCTAATAATGCTTTAGCTTTTATTGTTTCATTCTCTAAATACACAAACAACTCTGGTGGAGTTTCTTGGTACATTTGGAATTTTTCTTCTTTAATATAACTTATATTAAATTTATCTAAAATTTGAATATCAATATGCCCCTGTTTTAAAGCATCACTAATTAATTCTTTAGAACCATCCGAATATTTTACTATCATATACTTGTTTTTTATACAACTCCAAAAATAAGTATACCTCTCATCATCATAAAAAGGTTCTAAAGCAGTATCAGCAGTAAAATCTTTAATTTTTTTAGTTTCATCAACTAATATATAGTTTCCACCTTCATAATTTAACGAATAACTAAATCCTTTTATTGTTGTATCTTTTATACCATTAGTTCCACAATAAGTATCTACCAAAATTCCCTTATCTTTATAATTTAAGTCTCCACCATTATAATATTCTCTTATTTTTAAAATTGGACTATTATCAAAAATAAGTGCTTGTATAGAATCTAATAAAATTATTCCAATAATTATTCCTACAACCAATAATACTTTTTTCATATAACTACCTCCGTTATTTACTTTTTTTCTTGCTACATTTATTATAAATAAACCATATCAACCAACCGATTCCACAAACAACTAATAATGAAAGTGAAAATATAGTTAGAAAAATAAAACCAACAGTATCCCAACCATCAGATACAAATATTAGAACAGAAAAAACAACTGTTAAAAGTAAAAGCAATATAACTGGAATTAATTTAATAAAATTATTTTTCAATTTAAAACATAGTAAGATTTGAATCGACAATATAATAATTGATAAAACTAGAAGGAAAACTTCACTACTAATTTCAAATATCTCAAAATTGTTCATAAAACACCTCCAAATTACTATTTATTAAAATACTGTTCTTTTTGTTTTTGTATATCTGCTTTTAATTCCTCTATTGTTCCATCTGAATGTATCTCTTCCATATCTTCTCTTACACTTCTTGGGAAAATACTGTTCATATCATCTCTATAATAACTTCCATCTCCTGGTCTTATTTTATCAGTAATTAAAAATTCTTCTTCTGGTTTATACAGAACAAATTTATATGGAATAGATGAGCCACCATCTTGTTTTATTTCATTATTTTCTAAATAATATTTTTCTTCTAATACCCAAGCATATATGGTGTAAAGCTCATCCTTTTTTTCTTCTTCAATTAAATATATTCTCATACTAGCAAATGTTTTTGCATTTGGATGATGTTTTTCACTATCTCCACTTTTTACTATATTATCTATTATAGCAGATTCTAATTCTTTTTCAGGTAGATTAATAGGTGGAACATATTGATATCCCCATGTACTAAATATAACTGGTTTATTATTCTTCATTCTGTTTCTGTCTATTAAATACATTCCCCAAAGTGCAATTCCTAATAAGCATATAATTAAAATAATAATACATATTTTCTTTTTCATAAAAACAACCTACTTTCAAATTATTCACTATAAGCACTTCCACTAGCTCCTGCTTTTCTAAATTCAATCATATTATTATCTGTAATATATTGAATATATTTAGAACCCGTAGAATTTGAAAATACTGTATAAATAAATTCTTCTTGTTTTGTTTTACTATTATCTATTAATTCAACAACAACAACATCTTTCACTCTATCTATATAACTATTTTTAAAATTACTTCTATCTGCCTGTTCTAATTCAAAATATTCTTGAATCTTTATATTTACATCTTCAAGACTAATCGGCATTTCTACTGCATCAATCCATCCTAATTTAATCAATTCTTTAATAACCTTTTGAGGAATATCAGCTATTGTTCCATTACTCAATTTAAATATAGCATATACCCCTGTTTGTCCTGGATAACTTTCTGCGATTCCTGTATGTACAACAAAAATCTTATCTCCTGTATCTAAATTGCTATATAAATCCAAGTTTGTTCTATTATGCATACTAATTGGAGATCTATCACGAATAAACATAGCTTTTCCATTTCTATCTTCTAAATATCTCCCTACTGACATTCCATAACCTTTGTTCAATAATATATAAATGCTTACAATTAGTAAAACAACAATTCCTCCAACGATTCCTAGAGTAATTTTTAACCACTTTTTCATATAATTATACTCCTTTATACTTTAATCACATATATTATTGTAAAAGCATTGTAAAATGTAACAATATAAAGAAATATTGCTGTAAGTAAAGTTAGTATAAAACCACTCTTATCTCCACTTGTTTTATACTCAAAACTTCTTAATAGTAATAATGTTGCTAATGCAAAAAACATTATTGGTTGTGATATATTAAACGATAATATTTTTGTTAATCCTAAAATTGCAAATAAAATAACTAAAATTGATAAAATAATTTTTGCTATTTTCATATAAATCCCTCCTACAATTTTTTATACCAACATAATATCATAAAAACAGACAACAATCAATATGCTGCCTGTTTTATAAGTTTTAATTTATCTTTCTAACAAAGTACCATTTTTAAATCTTTCTGAATAATCAAGAACTGATTCTTTATCAAGCATAGGTTCGGAACTCACACCTTGAAAAATAATCTTATCGTTTCTATATGTGAACCAAAATAAAATATTAGGTTTTTTTTCAAATTCTACCGATATTCTCCATTCGTTATAACTAAGAAGTCGATTCAAATACGAGTGTTTTATTTTTATTTCACTAACATCTTGTGCAGTATACCCCCTATATTCAAGTTCTGTATAAGTGTAAGTCTTAATGAATTTTTTTTGAATCCAAACATTCAAGCAAAGCAAAACTATAATCACTAATAAAACAATTATAATGGTTTTAAATACCTTTTTATTTTTCATATTATTTTATCTCCTTATAAGTTACTTTCAAATCGTTAGTAATATTTATCTCATATTTTATTGTTTTTATCAATTCACTTGTTTTACTATTATAAACATCAATTTCTAATGTTGTTTTTCCTTCTTTTTTAGGAATTAAAAATATTTCTTGCGACAGACTAGATGTTCCTTGTACTTCTGATTGTTGATATGAATTTCCCCATCCAACTTTCAAAATCTCTTCATCTTTTATCTTTTCTCTACCAATATATACATTACCTTCAATATATAACTCTATCTTATCATATTTTTCTTTTTCTATGAATTTTAATCCTGCTCTCTTTAGCCTATCAATAGAAACAATATAATCAGTTGGATTATTATTTAATAAATCTTTTACTAAATATTTCTCTCCATCATTTATTTTCGCATAAACATAATCGCTTTTTATACTTGGAAAATAATACTCATATAATTCTGTCTCATAAAACTTTTCTAATGCTGAGTCTGTTGCTTCCGATTCATCAATTATCTCAAGTTTATAATTTCTCTTTGATGTCCAATCTTCCAGATTCTTATCATAGTTTCTTTCTCCTATTTTGTACAATCCCAAGCACAAACCTATAACAACTATTATTGGTACTATAATCCAGATTAATTTTTTCTTATTTATTTCGTTCTTTTCTAGTAATAGTATATTTCTTACTAAATTCTTTATATCTTTTACACTCAATATCATGTAAGCAATAAATGCGCCAAGTGTATTTAAAATTATGTCATCAATATCGCAGCTGCCTGAAAAAGTAATTAATTGCAATAATTCTATAGTTAGTGTAATCGCTAATATTGAAATCAAGAATTTCTTAGTATTATCTACTCTTTTAAATAACATTGGAATAAATAATGCCATTGGCATTAAACATACTAAATTTCCAAATAGATTTAAAAATATTGTAGATGTGTCTAGTAATGACACAAATAAATCTTTTGCATAGCCTATTATTGTTTTAAAAGGTATTAGATTCACAGAATTTTCTAGGTATACATCTATATACTCTCCACTCCAATTAAACAAATTAAAGCCATTTCTACCCCACATAGGGTCAAACAATGTTAATGTTATAAGTAATACTAAATATAATGCAAAAAATATCCATAGATTAATTTTCATTGCTTTATTGTTTTTTTCTATTTTAGATTTAATCAATCCCCCCACATATAAAAACAAACAACTTCCACCTAACAAAAATAATCTAGCCATTTCTGACATCATTAGATGAGGTGCTATTTCAGAAAATCCATATATTGCTACAAATACTACTGCAAGTATATAAAATATCATTGATACAATCTTCTTTATCTTCATAATTACCTCCATAAATTACTATTCAATGTTTTCATATATTCTATTTCCATTACTATCATACTTATAATAATAAGTTGTTTTTGGTTCATAGTCTTTAAATTCTTCTGTAAAAGGGTCATAGCCTCCACTTCCATATCCTTCTGAAATTCTTCGCTTGCTTCCTCTTAAAAATGAATTTATATAATCATAGTAAGTTACATTTACATCTTTAAAAGCATAAACATATACTACATATTTCTTGCCATCTTTTTCTACAATATGTTCTGGTTTAAGACCGAATACACTAAAAAAAAGAATTACAGGAATCGATAATGAAATTATTATTGTTAATGTACATCGTATAAGCGACTTAATATTCTTATCTTTAACTCTATGCGCTATTTGAGCTATACCTATTATAAATCCAAGGTACACTATTGTTACTATTAAATAATAAAACCATTGTCTATAAGCAATATCATTTATCTCTAGCAAAAACGATATTAACCAAAGTAATCCAGTAAAAATGATAGTTACCAAAAGAATAGAACCTTTAAAACAATTAACTATTTTTTCTTTTTCAAGTTTCATTTACTTATCTGCCTTTCTATTTAATTACTAACAAAATAATATCATAAAAGCAGATGACTTTCAATATGTCATCTGCTTTATAAATTAGTTTTGTTAATATCTTTTTCTATATTCGCATTATAATCTTTTTTATAAAAAAATAATTTATCTTCATTTTTTAACATCTTTAAAGTTGCAAAAACACAAAAAACTACCAATAATATAATTAAATAGAAATACTCTTTTCCAATCATCTTTCCGTTTAATTGTATATATTCTTTTAATTCATAAATGTGGTCGTTATAGGCAGTTTGAATTGTTCCATCGTCATAATAATACTCATAAACATGGTCATTAAAATCAAAATACCATACAATTTTATCTACATTTGTTAAATCCATTATTACTGTATTTTCCCAATGTTCATTTGCCCTTATTTGTATTTCTTTAATGTTTTTTCTATCTTCTTCATTTAATTTTAATACATATTTATTCCTATAAAAATGATAACCTAACATTAATACGCTTATTGTAATTAATATACAACTTATTGTAATTGCTACTTTCCAACAAATAATTTTCTTTTTCATAAATTTATTTCTCCATAAATTACTATTTATCTTTCAAATATAATATCATAAATCTATTTATTTTTATATACCTTACCTCAAATTTTTTATTTGTTGCGCATTTTTGAAGGGGTAACATTACCTTTCCTGCTTTTCTCTTAAGGGGCAGGGGTACACCCTTATTATATCTAATTGCACAAAATTATTATTTTGCGAAGTGTTAACACTTTTCTTCTTTTCTTACTCTTTCAATGGTTTTATTGATTTTTTACCATTTTTTCTATTGTTCTTTTTATACTTTTTAACAGGAAAATACATATTTTTTGACATAAAAAAAGAAAGTCGAAAAAGTAACCCTTTTCCCTTTTCTTTTTGCTGGAGATCCCTATTATATAATATATATATTTAATTTAATAATATATACACTCTCTTATATATAATATATAAGTTCTTATAATAGATATACTTATATAATATACATACTCTTATTATATAATATATAAGAAAAAAATTAAAAATTTTTTTCATTTAAAAAATATGGTCATTTTTAGAATATATAGTAAAATATGCTTCTATTTAGCTTTATTTCAGCATTTTAAGCTTTTTCAGTGTATTTTCAAAAATAAAAAAAATATAAAAAAATAACAGCTAAAAAGCTAAATAAATACGAGTTTTTGTACCTTGTAAGTCGCTTATATCAAGACTTTCAAGCATCGCTATATTTCACATATATTATAAAACATGGTATAATATATATAAACAAAAAATACTTGCATATAGTAGGAAAGATTGGCATCACTCTACTATATACAAGCCCCAAACAAAAACACTCACAAAAAAGTGTTTTGCAATTATTATTATAATAAAAAGCAAACCACTTTTCAAGAGTTTTTTGAAAAATTTTGAAGGAAGGTGGTTTTTTATTATGGAAATTTTAAGTATTTACGAACTTGCAGCAATCTATGACAGGCGCAACAGTTTTTATGGAAAAGCAAATATAATTGAATTTGCAGATGGAACAAAACAATTAAGAAGCTACAACACAATTGTGGCAGAAATCAAAAACAAGACAGCAAAAGTATTTGGATATTTTTCGCAAACTACAGCAAGACACATCAATGAATTTTTACAACAGAACGGATTCTCCAAAATGAGCAAGTGCGAAATGGAAGCATAAAAACATTGTTTTTAATTTTGACAAGTAAGCCATTAAAAAAATATATTATTTTGCTTTTTGAAAAAGACTATTCCCCCCGCTTTTCAAAAATAGTCTTTTTCTTACTTGTCATTTATTTATAAAAATTTTTGCGGGAATTATTTTGAATAGGTGTGTTAAGTACAAAATTCACAATAATTTTATGGGGTGTATTAATTTTAAAATTCATAAATTAAAGGAGTAAAAAATGAAAAAATTTAAAATTTATTTTGTAGATTGCGAAGGCTTTTCTGGTACTGTAATTTGGCAAGCTAAAAACATTACAGAAATAAAAAAGCAGCTAAAACAATATATAAATGCTTGGAATTTAGCACCTATAGGCGATTTATCAATAAATGAAATTTATTAAAGGAGATTAAAAAATTATGAAACAAACATATTATATTTTAGCGCTTGACGCTTACAATCAACCAAATGGCGATATTATGCCACGAACTTTAACAGAGCAAGAATATATTGATTATAAAAAAATAAATCCATATATATATGCTGATTATGTAGAAGCTTTATACAGGGCTTTAGATTAATATTATAGGGCTTTTGCCCTATAGTATGTATTAATATAAAAATTCATAAAAGGAGATAAAAAATATGATTAATAGTAAAAACGAATTAAAAAGAAAATTACAAGAGAATAAAAACAATATAAACTTTAAAACAATTGAAAATCACTGTAAAGAAGGTTTTCAAGTTGGAATTATTAGAAAAGTTGGAACAAAAATACAAACAAATGCATTTACAATTGCAACATTCTCAGACGAAAAATGGCATGACAGCTGGATTTATTATGACGATATAGAAATAAAAAACAACATTATTAATTATAAAAATGCACCAATAAAAATTGAAATAATAGAAATTCCAAATTAAAAGGAGAATAAAAAATGGATGTTAAAGAATTATCAAGAACTCAATTAGAACAATTAAAACAAGATTATTATTGTAAAACAAATACTGCTGTAAGTTGGGGCGAATTAGCAAATATAGATGCTTTAGTAAGTGATGAAACAATATACGAAAATTACAAGGATATTTGTTTTACTGAAGAAGATTTTTTTTAAAGGAGATTGAAAATTATGAAAAATATAAAAACAAGTTATAAAGAAGTTATTAATGAAGAAAAACAAGGAATAGAATTATATTTTGAAACTATTCCAACATATGAAGAAAGAAAAATTTTAAAGAAAAACGGATACAGATGGCACAATCAAAAAAATTGCTGGTACATAAAAGAAAACAAAATAAAATCAAATGAACCTAAAAACGAACTAGGAATAAAAGTTGGAGATATATTCTATATGTCATGGGGTTATGAACAAACAAATTTAGACTTTTTTCAAGTAATTGCATTAAAAGGAAAAACACAAGTTATTATTAAAGAAGTTGTATTGCATACAATAGCTGAAGAAGATTATCCTCATGGTATGGCAAGAGAAGTAAGATTTGATAAAACAAAAGCAGTTCCAGTAACAAGAAGTTCTTTTGTAAAAGATAATGAAAAAGGCATGATAAAAAAAGTATGTGGAACAAAAGAAAATCCATATTTAAATATGACAAGTTATGCAAATGCACATTTATATGATGGGCAGAAATTATACGAAAGCTGGTATTATTAAAGGGGGGAAATTATGAAACTTTATAAAGGTATAAATGCAATGGAATACGGAATTGCTAAACAAAATAAAAATATTTTTGAATTTGATGGAGTTAATTGCGATACTTGTAAAATTTATATGAATAATATGTTTTATGCTTATTACAATTTTAATACTAATATTTTAAGTTTTGATTATAGACAAGAAGAAATTATTACAAAAAATGATATAAAAGAAAGTCGCTATAATTTTATAGTAAAAAATGCAAACAAATACTTTATACAAATTTATAAAGATGCTTATTATACTAAATTAAAAAATGGAGATCTATTCTCCCCGACCTCAGCAAATGAAGAAGAAACAAATTATTATTTAAAAAACATTGCAAAATGTAAAGAAAATTTAATAAAAGGAGATTTGAAATAATGAATAAAAGAAAAGCACTATTAATTGCACAGGATAGAATTGAAAATTTAAAAACCTTTACCCCTCATAACATAAGTGAAAAACAAATTGCAGAAGAAACTTTAGACTGGTTAAAATTTATTGAAAAATTATTAAAAAAGGAGATTCAAAAAAATGGATAAAGAAAAAATTTTAAAATTAATTGATGAAGTGGAAGAATTAGAAAACAAATATAAAAATGAATATAATGATTTTTTAACAGCTGTATATTTATCAATAAGATATGGAAAACAACAAGCAAAACACTTTACTACAGAAGATATAAATGACATTGCAGAAGTAATAGAAAATCAAAATACTATATTCAATGAAGATATTGTAAGTTATTGTGAAGCTTACATAGAAACAAATTAATAAAAGGAGAATTAATTATGATAATAAGTAAAAGTGATTATAATGAATTATGCAAAATAGCTAGGATGCTAAATGATACTGAAAATGATTATGATTTGTTCGATATTTGGGAAGATTTAAACGAAATCATTTTTAATATAAAAGAAAAATAAAGCGAGCTGATATTATGCAAAAATTAAGAGTAAAAAAAATAAATGAATTTATAGAAACTTTAAACGAAAGAGAACAAAAATATATTTATGAAAGAATTAAAGATATTATAGAAAAACGAGAAAATTTTGAACTAGATTTTACTATCAATGGCAAAAAACAATATCTTTACTAACATAAGGAGGGCGATATTATTTGAGCATTAAAGGAAATATACATTACATGACAAAAGCTATTGTAGAAGAACAAACGGAACGAGAAAAACAAAAGGAAAAAAAGCGCATACAATATAATTTGAAAATGGCTTTAAAAAAACACTTTTATACATACTTTAAAAAATATCAAGGCGATACCAAAAATGATATAGTAGATTTTTACGATATAGATATAAGGGAAAAAATAATACAACAGCTTGGAGAAGATGACGGACACAAAATGACTTATTTAAATAGTATTTATAGTAAAACATTAAAAGAAATTAGTCAAATATTTATTGATAATGATAAATTTTTAAAAACTCAGCAACCATCTTTAAATTTTGAACAGATGTGCAATGTATCAATAGATATGATGCGACTATATGGAAAGAAACCTATTAAAAGTAAAGAACAAAAACAAAATAATATAATAACATTATTAAATTTAATTCTATCCCCCTGGAATAAATAAAAGCATCTATTTTAGATGCTTTTATTATTTTATATTAAAACGAGAAAGTTTTGACGAACGAGGTTCGTTTTTAAGCCATTTTATTTTTAGGAATATAACTTTATTCCTTTGTTTTTTTATTCAATTCCTGCTGAACCTCATTGATTTTAGAGCTATTCTTCCCCTACTCTTCCACTAGTTGTTTTTTGAAATTTTTTTCGAGTTTTTTCTAAAGGGGGTGTGTCATCTTTTAAATTCATAAAGTTTCTACATATTTTTAAAATCCTAAATCTATATCTTCTTCTATTGAATCATTATATTCCTGAATCTTGTTATCTAATATTTCAAATTCATTAATTTGGATATAAAATATTGCATCATATCCCTTTATATAAAAGTTTTCAAATCCTTGTTTTATTTTTATTCTAGTTTTATCTGCCACTTCTATATCTTTTTTAAATTTAACTGGTATATACCCTTTAATCTTTTGTCCATCCTGTTGAGTTTGTATTATTCCTATCTTATAAAAAGTTTTTCCATTTCTGTCTGTTCTATATACTGTATAATTATATCCTGCTTGTACTTTATAAACTATATATTCTTTATTTTCTTCCCTTACACATTCTCCTTCTTTTTATTTTTACAATCCATGCAAATTGTTCTTTTACTTGATTTTGGTGTAGTAAAATATTTGTTGCATTTTATACATCTCTTTAGTAATTCTGGTTCTCTTTCTGGTTTCTTCAGTTCTTTTATTTCGTTTTCTAATTCTATTATCTTTTGTTGTAACACTATGTATCTTCTTTGTAGTTCTTTCCTGTGTTCCTGTGAATTTTTGTAATTATTTTTAGCAATTTCATATTTATTTCTTAATACAAATGGAAATTTCATACTCGATCTCCTTTACACTTCTCTATAATTTCTACAATAATATTTTGCTGGTTTTGCGCATTCATCTCTATATGTCGTTATATCTTCCATCATTTTTTCATTATCATAGTTTCTTTCATAATTTATACATAAAGTAGTTATAATTGAGTCTCTTTCTCGTTTAATAATCGCTTTATTGCAGTTGTTAGATTGATAATTAGAACAGAATTGACACATATTTTCTTGATATTTAGTAGTGAAATCATTCATTACAATCCACCTCATAAGCTATGAATCCCCTATTTCTTATATTTTTTATTTTAAATATGCTATTTATTTTTTTCTTAAGCCTAAAAACTATTAACCTTATACTGTTTAAAGCATATTCATCTAATTCATAACCATATAAAACTTTGCATAAAGATTCATATGTACATAAAGCCTCTTTTTCTTTTAGAAATTCTCTTAATACTATAGCTTCATTTAAAGTTAATTCTACTATTTTTTTATTTTTAACTAATATCAATCTATCCATATCAACATATGTTTTTTTGATTTGTAATTCTTTATCTTCTTGTACCTCGACTTCTTTTTCAGTAGTATTTTCTTTAATATATTTTACGAGGTCATATAGCAATTCTTTTATTTGCAATAGCAAATTTCTTATACTATCCATAATTCCTCCTATTTTTTATTAATTTTCATTTGCTCGAATTTGTTCCATTATTTCTTCGATTTTTAATAATAACTTTTCCTTATCCTCGTATAAAATAATTTCATTTTCTTCAAATTCTTCGTATGATAACTTACTACAGAATTTTATTGTTTTACTTTCATCGACAACAATATTTACAATATAATCATCATAAATATGTATTTCCCCATTATGTTCATATACTATCCATATATGTTGACCTATCTCATACTTTGTTTGAATTTTCATATGTACTCCTTTGTTTTTATAATAAATTTTCAAATATTTTTTTCTAACACATTTCATTTCTATTTTTTTAATACTAACCAATAACTGTGGATTTTTGCTACACAGTTTTGTTGCTTAGCATCTTTTTGTAATTTTCGATTTGATTTTTTTATTATTATGTCTTTTAATGTAAAACCTAGTTCTTTTGCTTTGTTAATTACAAAGTTATGTGTGCAATAAAATTTTCCATCTGTCATATCTTGGCATTTAAAACATAGATAGCCACCTTTTTTTAATTTTTTATAGAAGCATTTTAAAGATTCTGTATACATATTTTTTAAATCTTCCCAACTCTTAAAATATGTAAATCTAGCACTCATCTTATCGTTATTTTCACTTTTCCTATTTCTAAAAAGAAACGGAGGGTCAAAAACTATACTCTCTAAACTCAAATCTTCTATAAAATCTAATTTTGTACAATCACTTTCTATTACACTTTCGTTTATAGGTATCAAATCACTTTTTATTCTAGGCTCTGGTATATTTTCATAGAACACACCTTTTGAATATGTACAATCTAAATCAAACCACTTATTTTTCAAAAATATTTCATTTATTGCTTTTAGTATTTCCCCATCATTTTCAAATACACTTAAATGTCTCATCTTATACCTTTCCTAATCTATCTTTAAAATATTTTTCTAATTCTTCTATCTTTTTTATTAAATCTTCTAAATTTCCATCATTGCTTTCTTTTATATATCTTCTTGTTTCTTTTCTTATCAATCCTATAGTTAAATCTCCTAAAGTTGTATAGTATCCTAAATCCTTAAACCATATTTTGCCTTCTTCATCTACCTTTTCCATTTTTTCTTTTAATGTATAACTTTTAGTATCAGCATCTATATAATATTTTTCATCAATTTTAATCACTTATTAATCCTCCACTTTTGTTATTTCTATAATTGTTTCTTCTCTATCTTTTTCATAAATTATTCTTGAATTATCCCAGCTTTGAATTATGTTATAGTTATCATCTTCTATTACTTTATATTTAACTAAAATATCTGCTATTGCATTTTCTAAATTTGTCAAATCTCTTTTTCTTCTATCTGGCACATAAAAAGTAGCTTTAATATTTATTGGATAATCAATATTAAATTTATATTGTCCTAAAAAATAACCACATTTCTTTTCAAATTCTTTATATAGCTTACTTTGTGCAACAAAAGGTCTACCTGTTTTTCTATTCATTAGTATTTGTTGACTGTTCTTCTTCGACCTGCATAGAATCGGAATTTTTATAACTAGTTTCTTCCTTTTCTTCCTCCAATCTTTTTATGATGTCTGTTCTTCTAACATAAACTGGATGCTGTTGTTTTTTAGCAATTGTATTAAGTCCTTTTATCGTTTGTACTATATCTCCTACGATAAGTTTTTTATTATACTTATCTGTAAACATCTTAATGTGATTTATTCTATCTATATTGTCTTTTATCTCTCGTCTTTCTTGTCTTACTTTCTTTAATAACTTTCCAGCTCTCGAATAACCACCTGCATTTAAATTATTGTTTTCTATATAATGAAGAATATCTTGTTGTTCTAGCTCTTTTTGACTTAATTCTTCAGATAATTCTCTTAACTCTTTATCTATTTCTTCGAAGAACTGTTTCATTATTTTTAGTATTTCTTCCACTGTCATTTCCATTTACTGTTCCTCCTATATAGTTTTTGCATCTGTATATTCCATTAAAATTAATATCTTCTAATCTGCCACATCCAAACAAACAATCCTTACATATTCCAATCAATTCTTTATATCCATATTTCCTTAACATTCACTCCTATTCATCTGGCATTTTAAATATTTTTGGTGCTGTATTCATAGCCATTATGTGTTCGTAAGGTTGCTCTGTTGAATAAAATTGTGAACATTTATAACAATTATCTAACTCTTTTATGACCTCTTCTGCTCTCTCATATGAGTTGTATTCTCCTAATATGCATAAATCATTATTAGTTAATTTGCATAGTATTTGTCCAAAATCATCTTCTCCAACAACATCATATGAAATTACATTATCAAAGTTATATCTTCTTCCTGTTTGACTAATAATTATCCTTATGCATTCCCCTTTCCAACTAGGATATATGATTTTACTTTTACTTTGTTTCCATACCTAGTATCTACTTCAACCCATTCTTCATCAAAAATGTAATTTTCTTTCTTCAAGTTATGTATCACTGCACTTAATCTAGTCATTCCATATAGTTCAAAAGCATCCATAGTAGTTATTGCTTTGTATTTTCTAAAGTGTCCTAAAACCTTTTCTTTATTTCCGCTTCTTTTCATATTTTAGTTTCCCCCATATACTTGATTTTACCTTCGCAAATTTCTTTTAAAATTCTTACTCTTTCTATTTCTGTCAATTCTAATAATTCTTTTTCTGTTATTTTTTTCATACTTATCACATCCTTATAGTGCTTCTAAATTCACTATTAGGCTTATTAAATTTCATATATACTTTCCCGATTCCACCAGCTCTTTGTTTTGCAACTTTTATAGTAATATCAATCAAATCTGTCTCACTATCATTCTCTTGATATAAAAAGATTACATTATCAGCATCTTGTTCAATAGCTCCAGATTCTCTTAAATCTGATAATAAAGGTTCTTGCCTTGTAGCATTTCTATTGAGCTGACATAGTCCTACAATCGGTATCTTAAGTTCTAAACTCAATAACTTCAATGTTCTTGTAATATCTGCAACTTCTTGCTCTCTACTATTAAATTTTTCTTTATTCTTTATTAGTTGTATATAATCAATAATTAATAATCCTAATTTATTTTTATTTTTTAAATTTCTTGCTGTAGCTTCTATTTGTTGAATTGTTCTTGAATTAGTTGTTAAATATATAGGTAATGTCGCGATCTCCGCAGATGTTTGTCCTATTGCTTCTAAATCTTTATTCTCTAAAGTTCCCATTCTCATTTTGTAACTATTTATTCTGCTTTTTCTTGCTATCATTTTTTGTATTACTTGAGAATCAGACATTTCTAAACTTATAATTGCTACTGGTACACCTTTACTTGCAATATGTTCTGCAATCTGTAAAGCAAAAGTTGTTTTTCCAACACCAGGTCTAGCACCTATTATTGTTAATTCTTCATTATGCAATCCACAAATTAATTTATCTAAATCTATCATTCCTGTGTATAAAGAATAATCTGTCTCTTTTAAAGTCTTTTCTTCTATATCCTGTACTGTATCTGCAACTTTTTCTACAAAGCTTTTTTCTTTCATATTTACTTCTTGAATTTTATTAATACTTTTTATTATCTTCTCAGAAAACAAATTAATATCTTCAGTACCTTTTATTTCATCAACACTTTTTCTTAATAAATCAAATAACTTTCTCTGCTTGCTTAAATCTATAATCTTGTTATATACATCATCTTGATTGCTTCCATAAATATATTCAGATAAACAGCTTAAATATTGTAAAATCTTTTGTGGCTCTTCTTTCATCTTAGATTTTATAGATAATATTGATATTTCTTTCTTTTCTGCTTTTAATTCATTTATTGCCTTTATAATGTTTTTATTAGTTGGATTTATAAAATCTTCTTCATCTAAAATAAATTGTGCATTTTCAAAAATCATATAATATAGAATTGCTTTTTCTAAATCTTCATCAAACATGTATTTCTCCTTTTACTAATCTTGCATATTCTTCATTACTCAAATTATCTAAATCCAATTCTCGTAATTGCATATTTTCTCTTGGATTAGGTTTAAGACCTTCTTCTTGTACTCTTTTTACAACCCAATTTAAAATAGCTCTATAATCATCTTTATATTTGATTCCTTTAGCACCTTTATAATTATCTAAAGTCTCTATACATACTTTTGTAAATTTCTCGCCAAATCGTTCTATCAATTTTTGATATTCACTTTCTTTCATATTTACAAAATCAGCATAAGATTTTTTATCACTCTTTATATCTTCTTTATCTATATCTTCTTCTCTATCTGTTGCATTACATTCCGTTTCTGTAACATTACTTGTAACATTACTTGTAACATTACTACTATTCGCAATTAACATTTTCTGTTTTTCTCTATGCTTTGCTACTCTTTTTCTATTTTGCTCTCTAATCTTTTCCAAACCATCTATATTTTGATATTTTTCCCAATTACTCACACAATAGATATTGTTTATAATATCTATCATTTCAAATCGTTCAAATATCTCTAAAGCTAATCTAATTACTGCTATTGGCTTATTAAATTCTGTAGCAAGCATTTCATCTGTATAAGGAATATCTTTCGTCATTATTATTAATCCATTTTCATTTATATCCCCTGCTAAACATAGCAGCTTAAACCAAATAATAAGAATCGCATCGGCATCTGGCAACTTTTCTATCTGTCTAATCTTTCTGTTATCAAATATATCTGTTACAATCTTTATCCATTTAATATCTGCCATTTTATATTCCCCCTAATAAAAAGGAGCTAAACTCATAAAGTCTAACTCCTTTAGTTTCTATTTAGTTTTTTCATATTCAGCCAATATTGCTTGTTGAATTTCTTCTCTAGCTTTTGCATTAATTGGATGTGCAACATCTTTATATGTTCCATCTGACATTTTTCGACAAGGCATTCCTATAAAACATCCTTTATCACTTTCTATAATTTTAATATCATTCACAACAAAATCATTGTCAAAAGTTATACTAGCAATTGCTTTTAATCTAGTTTCCGCTTCTACTCTTCTTACTTTTACTTCTGTTATATTCATTCTATATCCTCCTTAATCATTATTTAGAATTGTTTCTTCTAATTTTTCTACAATATCATCTAGTATTTTTTCTATTTTTTCTTCTATTTCATTATCTTCATCATCATCTTCTTCATCTTCTTTTGAGTGAAATAATTTGTCCATTTTTTCCATAATACTTTTTAATTTATTTTTTCTTTCTTCATTTATTTTTTCTGGACCTTTTTCTGTATATTCAACAGCTTCATCTAATGCTCTTTGTAATTCTTCTTTTCTAAATCCATTATTTAATAACTCAAATGCTATTGTTGAAAATTCACAATATATTAATCTTTTACTTCCTTTTACTTCAGTTAATCCTTTATTTTCTTTTATCATTTTTATTCATCCTTTCAATTCTTTTTTTTGCTTTTCTTTCCTTATTTGCTTTTGTTCTAGCAAATTGCTCAGCATATTTTCTTTTTCTTTTTTCTTTATCAGATTTCGAATGTAAACCCATATATTAAGTTCAACTCCTATCTTTATGTTTATGAATTAATTCATAAATGCTTTTATCTCCCATATTTTCAATTAGCCATTCTGTGGCCTCTTGAATACTTAAATGTGTATCTATCGTTCGATATTCATTTATGAATATTCCATCTTGTTCTTTAATTTTTATTCTTTCGTATATTTCATCTTCATCATAATTTCCTTCTATCAAATATAAGTCATAATCTTTAGCTTTTATCCCACTTATCGTTTTAGTATCAGTAATATATATAAACTTTTCATCTTCAATATTGACTCTTATACCAAAGTTTGGAACATCATGATATAGCTTTATCGGTTGGATAGAAAATTTTGAATCATATACTAATTTGGTATTTAGATTCAATACATCGATATTCTCTTTTTTTACACCACAATCTAAAAGTTTATCTATTAAAAAACTTCCTACTGCAAATCTTAATGTTGGTCTTTCATATGCAAGCTTTTTTATTGTAGTTGGTAGCAAATGGTCTTTGTGAATATGACTAATAAATACTATCTTTAATTTCTTATAATATGGCTCTATTTTTTTAAAGGAAACCCCACAATCCAGTAGTATCTCGTCATTAATCAATATACAATTGCCATCACTACCACTATTAATAATCTTATATTTCATCCAAATTTACCTGTTCTTGTGATTCTTGGTTTTCTATACTTTGTGCTTCTTCTATTATCTCTTCTTGCTCTACAATTTCAGAATCAAATTCTTGTGAATATATATATTCATCATTTTTTATATTTCCTTTTCTATCAATATTAGCAACAGAGTTTTCATCATTATTTATAGCTTGTGCTAATACAGAATTAACTTTTCCACTGAATAAGGTAAATAATTCTTTAGCCATTTCTTTAACACATTTTGTTTTTACCATTTTTGTAGGAAATGTATTCCAAGGACTAAAAGAAGTTGCACCACTTGGAGAAACTTTCTTTATTGCATCTAATTCTTTTCTAGACATAAAAATTGTCTTTTCAAATCCATTAGCAAACTTTATATAGCAGTATGCACCTTCTATATCATCATATTTATCACTATCAACTAATCTTTCGTGTTTTAATTCTTCCGTAACTGGATTAAAAGAGTATTTATCTCCTTTAAATATTACATTGTTAGTAAACCTTACAATGTCAGCTGGTTTTATCATATCTATAATTTTGTACCAACCTTCTTTTTTTCTAACTGTTACAGGTTTTCCTTTAAACGGAACAATGTCATAATCTGTTCCAGCTTCGCAACCTACCATTGCTTCTTTCAATACACTATAAATCATTTGTAATTTTGCTTGCTTATCCAATTTCATTAAGTCATCTCTATTTGATATGTAAAATCCTGCACTATTTTTAATTCTTTCTACTACAACATTTGTAGGTAACAAAGAATTATTTCTGCCAATCAATTTATCAATAGCGCCTTCTACACCACTTTGGTCGAATAATTGAACTATATTATCATCATCTTTTTTTATAAGTTCTTGTTTAGTGTTCATTATAGATCTCCTTTCTACAATCTTTCTATTTTATTTAATTCCATATATTCTCTTAATAATTTTAATTTTTCTTTTGTTGCTCTTACTGTAAAAGTTGTAGTAAATAATTTTTCTTCTGTAGAACTTTCAATTTTAGGGGCTTGTAATATAGTTTCTTCCTGTTTAGGAAAATGCGAAAAATTTTCTTTTAATAAATCTTCTTCTTTTTTTAGTTCCTCATTTATCCTCTTTTGTTCTTCTATCATTGCTTTTCTATTCTTAACAGTTATTATTGATTTACTTATATTTAATGTTTGTTTATATTCAACTAATATTTCTTCTTTATATTCTTCTAAATTTATAAGCTGAACATCATCAAATATTTTATCTATGAATAATTTTGCTTGTTCTTTTAAAGACTTTACACTTGCCGACAATGTTACATTTATATTTGCTTGTTCAAATTCTATAAAGTCTACTTTCCTAGAAATTTTGTATTCCTCAAAGAACTCTCTTATCTCTTGTTCCTTTAATTCCTTTTGTTTGTTTTCATATACTATAACTTGATTATTTATTGTGTCATATGTATCTTTTAAAATTAGCTCTGTCTCTTTTCCTAGTTGTTCAAATTTTCTTATAGGCTCGTTAAATTGATTAATTATGTCTTTTCTATATTGAGCAATTTCATTTTTAAATTTGTTTACCTTTTTCTTTTCATCTTTAGCAATTGTTATACTTTCATCTGTAAAAATAATGTTCTTATAATAATCATTTAGAGATTTAGCATATTCTTTTACTTTAGAAATATTGCTAGTTATTTCTCCTAAACTTTCTATTTTTGCTGTAATATCTTCATCAAAAGAAGGTTTTGCAATTAATTGTGTTTCAATCATGTTTGCTCCTTTCCATACCTTGACTTTGATTTTCTTGTTTGTTATAATAAACCTATGAAATTTTTATTTATGAATTTCTTTGAAATTAGTTTTGATTCTCAGGTCTGACTAATTTCTTTTTTTGTGGAGATAAATTGTTGTATAAAAGTTCCATATTATATTCCAATTCTTTTATCTTGCTCTTTAATTTTTTTTCGTTCTTTAATATCTTTGTATTATTTATCTGTTCCACTCGTAATTTTGATTTTGTCTTTTCTAAATCTTCCTCTAAACTATTAATAGTTGTTTTTAATGATTCTATCAATCTTTCTTGTTCTTTGAGCAATTCTTTTCTTTTAGAAAACATTCTCTTTTAGCCTCCTTTCTTCTTAATTTCATTTTTGCTAAAGTTATAATGTGCCAATAATAACATTTGTCAAGCTTGTCCATCTCTCAATCCTTTCCTAGTTATTAAATCTTTTTTTCATAAACTCATCAACTTCTGCCATATTTACTCTTATAGTTTTATCAGCAACATATAATTTTGGAAAACCTTCCATTGCTACAATCTTATATGCTAGACTTTTACTTAAGCTATATGCATCCTGAAATTCCTTAACAGATTTCCAAATTGCTCTTTTAGGACTAAGTATATTTGTTGCCATACTATACCTCCTTCTTGAAACATTTTGTTTCTTTTATGGCTAAATATATATCTACAACAGATACATCATAGAGTTTAGCCATTTTTTCTTTTAATGAGTCGCTTGGATTTCTATCAGCTCTTTCAATCATCGACAAGTATTCTTTAGTTATATCAAGGATTTTAGCGGCTTCGTCTTGAGTTAATTTCTTTTTTTCTCTTAACTTTTTTAGTGTTTTCATCTTGCTTTCTCCTCTCTTTTTTGAAACATCCTGTTTCATTATGTGATATATTATCAAACAAACTGTTTATTGTCAATACTTTTTTTCTTTATTTTTAAACAATCAGTTTCAAAAACTTATCCTTCTAAGAAAAAATTTTCAATTTTCTCTTTACAAATGAAACAAATTGTTTTATAATGTATAAAAAGGAGGTAAAATATGAATCGAATTAAACAGTTACGAGAAGAATTAAACCTAAATCAAGAAGATTTAGGAAAAGTGATTGGCGTTACTTCTCAAGCAATTGGTTTATATGAAAATGAAAAAAGAAGATTAGATGCAACAACCGCATCAGCTATTGCCGACTATTTTAATGTATCTATTGATTACTTAATGTGCAAAACTGATATAAGAGCAAAACAAAATGATTTAAATGACTTATTAGGATTAATCGAGGCAGGTTTTACAAAGGATAACTATATTCCTCCTACCGAGAAACAAAAAGAACAAATTAAAACAATTCTAGAAACAATTTTAGAAGATAATAAAATAAATAAAGAAGATAACTAATCTTTTTATTTAGTATTTTACCCCAAACAAAAATACAAAGAAAGAGGTGTTTTTATTTTGCCCAAAC